CATGACGAGCGCGGACACCGAGTGGACTGACAATGATGGTCGTCCCATCATCGAACCCCTGCAAGAGGTCGAGGAGTGATTACCGTTACCTGGGCAGAAATCGGCGCACTCGTCGTGGCGGCATCGATCATTGCTGGAGCGGCGACCACGTATTTGCGGATGGCGATGGCGGATTCGATTCGAGAGATTTTGGATGAGCGTCTCCGTGATTACATGGGGCGCGAACTGGTGGAGACTCGCTTGCAGCATCTGGGCACCGAAATGGAGTCGGTGCGGAAAGACATCGACTCACTGACCCATATGGTGCAGCAACTCAAACGATGACGACCACAGCGGCCTATCTGACCGCCATCCAGCAGGCACGCAAAGCCTACGAGACGATGTTGGATCGTCCCGTGGATGATAGCGGGCTGGCTGAGTCCATTCGCCTCCAGATTGATGTGGGGTTGGCGTATGACGACCTTCTGGAGTGGCTGCGTCGAAGCGACGAGTATCAGGCCAAGCAGCCGACTCCGCCGCCACCGTCAGGGAACGCGGCGCTTCCTCCACTCGAAGGACAGCTCTACAACGACGGGATGGCCTATGCCGATGCCACGGGGCGTCGGATTCCGTTGTTCTGCCATGCCGGGGATCTGCTCTGTCTCTTCGTGGAGGGACGGCTTGAAGGCAACCAGTCGAAGGACCAGCGCGTGCATCAGGCGTTTGCCGACATGCGCGACCATGGGTATGCCGGACTGCGGTCCTGGTGGAGCATCTGCTGGCACCAAGCACATCCCTACTGGGAGGGCCGTCGCCTGAACCCCTCGAATCAGGACCATCGCCGCCTGATCGAAGAGTGCTTCCGTATCGGGAGCCAGGACTACGGCTTGCAATGGCATACGGCCCTCGGGTCCGCTGAGCGCGTCCCGCCGCATGAAATGGACGAAGCCTGGGACTGGATGGGGGAGGTCGTTCATCGGCATCCAACCTGGTTTGCCCTGGTCGAAGGCTTGAATGAGGCGTACTACACCGGGGAATCGAACCCTGATGTGGTGGAACGCTGGGTGAATCGGTCGCGGACCAAGAATCCTGATGTGCTACACGGCTTAAGTGCCGCCGCCGGGGCGAATGGGTCAGAAAACCATGATGAACTGGTGAAATGGACCCCTGAATGGCAGCAGATGTATCTCGTCCATGCCTATCGTGGGGGCAATTGGGGCGACCAGACCCGGCATGTCTTCTCCAGTGCCTATGAAGACCCCCCACGACGCTGTGGCTGGTCCGGTGAGCCGCCTGGAGTGCAGTGTGGACCCTACCAGCGGGTCAGTGCGCTCGATCACCCTGAGCAGTGGACAGAGCGTCCGTGGCGCTATGCCTTCTATCTGGCCCAGACGGCCATGTGCCGGCAGGTGCCGACGTTCTTCTGTAGTCATGGGGTGTGCCTGGAAGGGCGTTTGATTGATGCCCCGGCGTTTACCATCACGCCACGCCTGATTCACGACCTCCCGCCAGACATCATGGCGTATGAGGAATTGTTCCACGGCGGGGCCACGCATCGGGCCAAGCGCATCATTCAAGCGCCTGAGCATTGTCGTGCGGACCATGCGCTGAAGAGCAATGGCGCTTGCGTCATCACGGTGTATCCCGAAGACCCGGAGATCCGCGATATCGACATCATCTTCGAGCGTGCCTGGAAGGGACGGATCCATGATGAGTTTGGGTATACCGACGTGGTAATTGACCGGGGCCAAGTCATTCGTCGTGATGTCTCAAGCGGGCTGCTCTTTGTCGGTGAGGTGCTGTAATGGCGTATCCCATTCAAACGCAGGTCTTCACCGTCTTCATGGGCACCCAGGAGGGGATTCACTCCGTGGCCCTCCCGGCGATCTACTCCTCCTCGGGATCACGGAATCTGTGGATTGATAAGCTCGGACGCGCCAAGAAGATCCTGGGCTACGCCAAGCAGAACTCGTCTGCTATTACCACCAATACGGGCGGCAGTGCCACGATGCTCCGGGCGCTGCGTGCCTACCGGCAGACAGGTGCGAGCTTTACCCGGCAGCTGCTGGGGGTCTTTGACGACGGCACCGATGAGTGCGAGCTGTGGTACAGCACCAATGACGGCGTCGCCTGGACGTTCATTGCTGATTTTGGAAGCAGTTCGGTCGGGGCGATTTCTGACTTTGCCCAGTTCGACAACACGCTGTTCTTCGCCAATGGCGTGGTCGCTCCGCGTGCCTGGAATGGGTCCAGTCTCTCAACTGCTGGCCCATCGACCAAGTCACCGACGCCCACCGCAGCGGTCAATACAGCGAGCGGACAGCTCAACGGGTCGTATACCTGGAAGCTCATCTCGGTCGACGGCTCTGAGACGCGCACGGCTGGGTCTACGACGAGCAATGTGATTCAACTGCAAGATGAGCAGGCGAATATTTCATGGACGGCAGATAGCGATACGGATATCACGGGATACGAACTCTACCGGACGACCGGCACCGGCACGAACTTCTACTTCGTGACGTTCATTGATGGACGCACTACGGCAAGCTATACCGATAATGCGGCTGACTTGGACATCCTCGGTAACCGCCTTCTGGAGGAGCATGGTGATGCCCCGCCCACAGGATCCTATCTCTGCGAACCCCACAAGCAACGCCTCTGGTGGGGACGCACCGACACGAATCCCCGACGAATCTTTTGGTCTGATCCAGGCCAACCCGATCAAGTGGGGATCAATAACTACCTCGATTTTACCGATCAGAGTGCAGTGGGGGATGTCCTCACCGGTCTGGTTGGGGATTTCGAGGGCATGCTCGTCGCTTTCCAAGAGCGATCCATCTGGACCCTCTCGGGATCAGGGCAAATAGTTTCGGACATCATGGGGTGGACGCGCACCCGGTCGAATGCCGTGACCGGGGCGGTCTCCAACCAGTCGATTGTGCCCGTGCCAGCAGGCGCTGTCTTCACTGACGCCTCCGGCGACACGCAGACAACCAGTCGGGTGATGCTGTCGTACTTCACGCCGCTGGGGGACATCCGTCTCTTTGATGGGCAGAACGACATCATCATCTCGACCCCGGTGAAGGAGACGCTCAAGACCTTTCTCTATGCCCAGCGGACCAAGATTCATGCGGTGCATGACATCGAAAATGGGCATGTGGTCTGGTTTTGGCCTGGACCCGTGACCGGAGACGATAACGCGGAATGCACGCAGGGGGTCTGCTGGAACTACCGCTGGGGCGTCTGGTATGTCTGGCCGACGATGCCCATGGCGTCATCGACAACAGTCGATACGTCGAGTGATACCCAGGTGATTTTGACTGGGGAAGCGCAGACTACCAAGGGCGGCTACTGCTACAAGTTCTTCAGTGGGGATAGTTTTGACGGGTCGAATATCCCGGCACGGTGGATTACCAAGGTGTTGTATGGCTCCGACGGGGAGACCAACCTCATGGCGTATCTCAAGCGATGGCGCTGGTTGGACCTCATTGCGGAAGCCGATACGGATGTCACACTGACCATCGAGTGGATGAGCGGTAACTCGTCTGATGATGCCGTCAGTGACGGGGCTGGCAGTCGCGCCTTGGCCCCTGTTGGGTTGCAGCTGATTACCGATGACGGCAACGGTGTCGAGACTGTCAGCAATAGCGACATCACGGTGCCCTACGATTCTGTCCAGAAGATTATCAATCTTGAGAACAGTAATGGGGCGTACACCGAAGATGTGGGCTTCAGAGTCCGGGTCAGCGACGACGCGGCGAATGGCAGCTGGAGCCTGGAAGGCATGACGATTGGCTATCAGGTCTTGCCAGGAGCGACACGGAGGTTGCAATCGTAATGAATCCTGACGATTTTGGTTCACGAGTCCGGGCATACTGCCAAGCCACCAACGCCAGCATTACGAGCTGGGGGCGCACAGAGAAGCGCAACACAATGGTCGGGGGACACCCCCACTCGAAGCATTTGGTGTGGCTCGGGGCCGATTGTGTCCCAGATGAGCCGGTGCCTGTGGCGATTGCCCGCAAACGTGCCGCCGCGTTGGGCTTGAAGCTGGTGCGTGAGAAGAGCCACGACCATTTACAGCCTCTGTAGAGACTATGGCCCGAAGCAATATCCCCCTGGACTTCCCCACGCCCGACTTTGGACGGGTGCGTGAGGAGACCGGAGTCTTCACCGAAGAGGCCATTCGGTCGTTGTATCTGCTGTCGGTGGATAGTCGTCGCCGGATTCTGGGGATTGAGCAGATGTTTGGCTGGCAGGACGTGACGTTCGCGGCGGGGAACTTCACTGCGAACAGTGGCACCTGGACCGTTGCTAGTGCCGACCAGCAGCTGTATCGCTACACCAAGATCGGGCGCGTGCTGAGTATTAACTTCTTTCTCGAGGATACGACCACCAGCTCAGGCATGGGCACGCAGCTGCGGATCAAGATGCCCCTGGGCATGAAGGCCAGCGCCACGACCTACATGGGGCCGCTGATTATCCGGGGGAGCGTGAATACCGAGGGCTATGTGACCACAGAGGGGACAGACACGCTGTACTGTTACCGCACCGACCATGCGGCGTGGCCGTCGAGTATCACCAACAATGTCGACATTCGTGGAACAATAACGTGTCAGGTGTCGCAATGAGCAAGTCCCCCGATCCCGTCACCCTCCGGTCAGTGCTGAACGACGATCAACAGCATTTCCGGGCGTGGTATGAGAATGACCGCAAGGGATTGGAACAGTTTTTCGGTATGGAGTTACCGACCGAAGAGGAATATGTCATCCAGCTGAACCGCCTCTTTGGGCAGATGCAGCAGTATACGGCGCGGATGCTGATAGCTGAGATCCGAGATACGCCGATTGGGATCATGCTGGTTAATGATCTAGGGCCGGAGCTTGAGGCCGGTCGTGTGCATATTTATTTGACGCCCAAGAAGCGCCGGTATGCCTTACGGACGATTCAGGCTGGGATCGCCGAGGC